GGACTGGCACAAAGGTGACGGCAAAGAAGACGAAACCGATGGCACTACAATGATTCCTCCACTACAACAAAAATTAGAAATACTTAAAAAAGCATCAGGGGAAGACAACGCCTTTAATGGCGAACCTAGCAACGGTCCAGTGGACGAATTAGATGCTATTAAAAAAATTGCCGGTTTAACTGTTATGATTGACGGTGAACAGGGCGAGATGGGTTAATTAGATGGCTAATCATATTGGTAAGATTAGTGCCGCTCGTAGTGTAGCCTACATCAACTTCATCAACGCTCAATAATAATTATGAAAGCAAGAGAAATATTAACCGAAGGCTTAGACAAGCGATCAACTTACACAATCCTACACGATTTTGTAAAGTTTGCGGCTGAACATCTAGAACTTAAAAAGTTACCAAAGTTTGATTTCATCTTTGATAGCCGTACTAGTGTTGACCGTAAGAGCTTTGGTGGATATATGCCAGGCGAACAGCATATCGATGTAACTGTAAAGAATCGCCACATCATGGATGTATGCCGTACGCTAGCACATGAACTAGTACATTTCAAACAAGACCTTAACGAAGAACTCAATGATGAGGGTGCAGGTGCTACTGGTAGTCCTCAAGAAAATGAAGCTAACGCTGAAGCCGCAGTAATTATGCGTAACTGGGGCAAGAAGCACCCTGAACTGTTTGACGAAGAAAGTATAGGTTAACTATACTCATACGGTGTGCTAGGATGTCCGTAGTCCACAGGAATATCTCCTTTAAAATTGTCGTAATCCTGATAATAACCTTCGTTTGGTCTAAGCTCTCGCCAGTCATCGTATTTGATTTTGGCCAGTAACACTTCGTTTTTACTCAATAAATCACACACAACGAAACTACTGGAACAAGCGCCACGAATAGTTTTAAGTGGAGAATGTTTGTATTCATTAGCCAAGAGAGCTTTATGCATAGCACACCCATAGGGAGCCATGATACGAGTAATGCCTAGCTTTTGATTACGCAGGCGAAATTTATCTATTAGTGTAAGTTCAGAAAGTGTTGCTTGGTTAGCATCGTTAATACGCAGTAGTGCGTTCTTAACTTTGATACTACCTTTTGTATGCGTATTATCAGGCGTTTCCTTAGTGCTCCAAGGTAGCTGACAGTCTACATGATTAACATACAATGTTTCCCCATGAAATTTTAAGACCCACATTGGAATGGTCTCGTCTTCTAAATGTTTCTTGTTAAAGTGGAAGACTAGGTCTTTACAAGCATATTCAATCTATTGTGTCATTTTTAATTTCTCCAAGTTAGTTGGGCTACCCAATGCTGGGCTCTTTGAATGCGCCATGCCGCCCATTGAGGCACTTTGCAAATTTTATTACCGCTTGGTGTATACAGCGTACCGTCGCTGGCCACACCCATTAATCCGATAAACATAGTAATTTCCTTAAATGGTGCGCCTAACAGGAATCGAACCTGCTGTCTCGGGCTTTAGAGACCCTTGCTATACCATTTAGCCTTAGGCGCATGTACCTATTATATAGTCAAAACAAAAGGCCCGTCAAGGCCTTTTGAGTGGATGTAACGCTTACCTTGCGAACAAGCTATGCTTACTTCTTTGTGCCCGTGTTCACGAACCCATAGAACTTTTCAGCCGCTTCCATGATCTTTTCAAGACCTGGAAACTCTGGCATATCTACTCGAGTAACAACTTGTCCAGTTTTCTCATCACGAGCAACTGACATTTCCCAGCCTTTGAATTTAGAGTGGTATTCTTCCATAACAGCATCTTTAGCCATGGCCAACACGTCTGTACGGATTTCGTAGCCGTTCTTGCTGAATTTAACTTCTGGTAGTTTTGGAGTAAAATCTGACATTATTTTGCTCCTTTGTAAACTGTATCTTTAGCATTGGCTACTAAGGTCTGTGCAAGTGTTAGAGTTGTATCAACCCAACCTTGATAAAACTTAGTTTGTGCTTCGATTAGTGTGACCAATTTTGATTGGATTTCTTTATCGGTAACGAATGTGTTAACGATTGTCTTTTTACCAGCTTGAATGGTATCGATTGCTTGATTAAACATATTTTTCTCCTTGTGTGTGTATGTTTGTCTATACATTGCTGTATAGTATTATTATATATCTCTTTTTACGCAAATGCAACTAATTTAGGAATGCGTTTGCTCATATAGTCTATGACTGCTAGATTTCTATCAGCAACTTCTTCTACATAAGTATAGGCGTCAGCGTGTGGCAGTTCTATAGTAGCCAGTGTTTCACCCATCGCATTTTCCATTGTAATACCGTATTTGCTACACAAATGCTTGATACGACTGTTAGTGCTTAGACACACCATACAGCCTTTAAGTATGTTGTGTGTACGGCAGTATTGGATACAACGCTTCATTAGCCTGTTTCCCATGCCCTGTCCTTGATACTCTTTGAGAACTGAAAAAGCCAGTTCCATCTCGCCTTCTAGGCTAACATGCCCTACAGCAACAAATTCTAACTGACTATTCTCTATACAAAAAAGAATATGTTTGTGAGGATGGGCTTCAAACTTGTCGCAAAGTTGGTCAATAATTTGGTCACTAGTGGAGTAACCAAAGCGGAGTACCTTAGATTCTGCGTCAAGAGATTTAAGGTGCGTACGATATTTGGCATACTCGTGTGGAAGTACACGACGAACTGTAGTACGCATTGATTAAATCCAGTGTTGACCTTTGAGTACAGCTTCGGCACGAGCTTGTTGTACTGCTTTGATAATTTCATAGAAGTCTTTAAGAAATTGTCGCATTTTAAAGCCCCCTTGCCCAATAGAATGTGTTTCTATTAGTTTCGTATTCTTTGGTTAGACGATCTACATCTGCGGCGTTTTGTGGGTTGTTTTTAACAATGTAGTACTCTAGCCCACTACCGTAAGTTTGTGGTTTACTGAATGAATTTTCTAGGTTTTTGACCCAGTTTGATATGGTGTTTAACATTTTGTGTTCCTTTTAAAGTGTATGTGTAAAAATAAGTAGAACTTTATCATGGTTTCTACTTATATATTTAGCATATTAGTAGAAACCATGATATTAATCAAGACATTTGATCTAATTGTAAAGAGGCTGTAAAATTCTATAAATACGTTGAATAGAGAAACACAATGCGAAAAAGCACCCGTAGTATTTTACAAGGACTTAGCGACATCGGACTAAACCGTGATGCGGATTTAGTTATCGAAAGCCGCGGTTCAAACATCATCCAAAGTGCCATTAACTTATTGGATATGATTCGCGAAAATTATGACGTAGAAACAGCCGCCGAGCTAGAACGTCGCTTTATTAACAGTATCAAAGGCAGTGATCCTGCCAAATTCAAGCGTGGGATCAAGCGTATTCAAGAAGGCAAGGATTCTCAATAGAATCTCAATTTCAGCCTAATCAGCCCGTTTTTTACCAAAATCTATAAATAATTATACAAAGGTCTTTTAGAAAGGCCGTTCGCAGAGTGCGAACAGAATGGTAGATTAGGAGAAATATTATGCCATCATTATTAGGTACATACGTCGCGGCCAACTATGGTCGTATGACATCACAAGACACATACGGCGGAATTACATACAGTAACTTCGGTACACGTAACTTAGCTTTCGTTAAAGTTGTTGTTTCTGGCGCAAACGCACCAGACTTAATGGCAGCCGCTGGTACACAATCACAAGATGCTGACAACATTTCAGCTAGCTCAGTATTTGGTCCAGGTGTTGCATTTGCTCAACAAACAGCTTACAGTGGTTCTTCACCATATGTTAACTCTAACGTAACAGTTTCAACTGGTTCAGTTGTTCCTTGGCAAGATGCTAACAGCTACTTCTCAGTTGCTGTTCGTACAATCCAACAATACGCTGAAATTTACTTTGTTGGTTCACCATACTCAACAAGTTCATTTGGTTCAAACACATACCAAACTGGTGTTTCTCAGTTTTCATCAGCTTTCGTAGTTGGTATCGCAATTGATACAGCTAACTCAGCTGGTGGAAGCACATCAGCATTAACTGGTCAAGGTAACACTGAAGTATTTGGTGGTACAGCTAGTGCATACCCAGTTTTAGCTACATTTGACATCATTGTTGCTCAATTGGCTAACAACTTGGCTACAGTAGCAACATTGCAAGGTACAACAACTGGTACAACTCCAATTGGTACAACAACAGTTGCAGTTAATTCAGCTCCAACAGTTGCTCTAACTCAGTTGACAATGCAAGGTGCTTCAGTAGCGGCAACACTATTAACAGCTTAATAGCTCAATAGTTTTTTCCTGTTCGGGATGGGAAGACTAAGCCCACTTTTATAAGTGGGCTTTTTTATCTCTGTTAAATATAGACATAGTTTAACACAGGAGTTAAAAATGACACTAGATGAAATTAAAGAAGCGTTTGCCAAGGCCACAGTGGCTATTCCGGGCGGCGGACAAAAACCAAGATATCAATATTATTTGATGGGCCCAGAAGGTACACAAGGTGCTGGTACTGTAGCCACAGATGATCTTGAATCAATGGTACCTATTTTGGCACAATACGGATTAGCTGGATATACACATGATACCAACTATCCATGTTTTGGCGAATACATTAAAAATTATCCTAACTTTGTAAAGAAATCAGAATTACCATCAGCTTGAAAGTAATTAATGGAATATAAACTCTATACCCTAGTCGATATCACACATACAGGGCAACATAAATCGGAACCTGGTCGGGAAGCAGATCGTTGGAGAGAACAAAACTTTCAAACGGTACTGCAAACATTAGGTATACGTGCCAATGTGACCTATAATCAAGGACCTGAAATGATTGAAGTTAGGGGTCGTGTAGTGGGCTTTGATACAGATATGATATTAAGGGTATGGCGTTTTGATTTTTATACAGAGCGAGATAGTTTGTTTGAAGTCAACGGAGATCCTGTTGCTGGATTGATTGAAGATTTCAGACTAGTACCTTATATCAGCGGACTGAATGAGGATATGACACAACAGTATGCAGTTTTCAACCCCGAAGATCCTGGCAAAAATATAGTGTTTTATCTTAAATAAACTGACAGTATAATATAATCGACTAGTTCATTAAATATAGTTGTAGGCAAAATATCTATATATAGGCACATTACCAATCATACAATAGGCACATGGCTCGGAGCGAGCACTTGACTTACAACATTGGAGAGCCTAGAGATGGCCACAAAATTAGCACAAGCACAATTAGCAGAACTACCCGAGCGTGTAGGAATATTAGAAACTAAAGTTGAAAACATCAACGAAAAACTTGGTGAAGTTAAAGACGACATTAAAGACATGCACGACTGCTTAGATCGCACTCGCGATACTGTTATGGAAGAATTAAAAACCATGCAGTCAGCTTATTGGCAAAATGCAGACAAATACTATAAACATGCTGATGAATTGCATGTAATTCAAACTAATCAGCATCAAGAATTAGCTGACAAGATTTCTGAACTACAAACGCTCAAAAGTAAAGTAATGATGTATGGCATGGCTGTCCTGGCATTTGTAGCAGGTGCAGGTTGGCTAAACATGATCAATCTTCCAACTATATTAAAGTTCATAGGCTTGTAATTCAGTTAAATACTGAATGCAGTTTCAAGAACTATACATCGATCCTAATCCTCATCACCATGTGCTTAACCCTAAGCTATGGGACAATAATCATCTACGCAAAGAAGTACGTCATCAGCTGATCAAGATAGCCAAACATTTTATAGATTATCTTGAAGTTCCACAATTAAAATTAAAAGATGTTACCTTAAGTGGATCCAGTGCTGGATATAATTATAGTGAATACAGCGACATAGATTTACATCTAGTGGTCAACAGCAGTGAATTATACACAGCTGAAAAAAGTCAATACAACAATACATACGATTTAAAAATACAGGGCATACCTGTAGAATTGTATGTACAACCTGCCAGCCAAGTTCACCATAGTGCAGGTATCTATAGCGTACTAGACGACAAGTGGATCAGCGAACCTGAACATGTAGAACCTACAACAGATCCCAAAGATGTCAAGAGCAAGGCACGTAATTACGCTGGTAAAATTAACAGAGCCATACGTAGTGGAAAATTAGACAAATGTAAACAAGCCATGGAAGATCTTAAACGCTTACGCAAGGCTGGACTAGAAACAGGTGGCGAGCAAAGCGTAGAAAACTTAGCATTTAAGTTGCTCAGAGCTAGAGGACAAATTGAAAAATTGCGTAAATACATACATAAACTAGAGAGTGCTGAATTAAGCCTCGGAGAACACAATGAAAATTAATGACATCAAAGAGAATCATGGACATCCTGGACAACTGTATCGTTTTGCCATGGTAGACGAAAGCGGTCAGATGCATCGTTCTAAACCTATGCCAGCAGAAGAATGTAAAGTTTGGTTGCACAAAGCCAAACACATGCATAATCCAGAATACATGACTATCTATCCTGCTCACGATGTCGATCAAAAACTTACAATAGATGAAGTCATGATGCAACATCCTAACATGGCTCATGACCTAGCAGAAGATGGTCCATTACAAATTAAACAAGGCACCACAGCTAATCTTACAAACCAACAAGGGCAGACTGTAATGACAGCCGTAGATCAAAATGCGGCATCACAAATTAAAGCATTAGCAGACCAAGGTAAAATTAGTGTTGGCGGTCAGGCACCAGGCGGTTCTAACAACAATGTAAGTGCTAGTGGCAGTAGTGATGGTAGTAGTGGCGGCAATCAATCGAGACAGTATGGTCCTATGGAAGAAGGTTTCTTTGGTACTACTGAAGAAGAACTTGCCAAAGAAAAGAGTCCTGCTGGAGACTACTATAGAAAACTAGCGGCACTTAAAACAGACCCACGTTGGGCTGGCAAACAAGAGCTAGTACAACATCGTATCGACGATCTATTAAATCGAATCAACAATGATCAAGGTGTTCCACAACCTGGACAAGGACAACCAATGGGTCCAGAAACAGATCCTGCTAAATTCCAACAAAAGAATCCTAGCTTCCACGAAGGCAAACACAAAGACACAATCGCCCAAGGCGGCGGTGATGTGGGCGGCGATGCAACTGACAATTTTATCAAGCAAGTTAAAGATAGAGCTTATGAAAAAGCCAATCGCAACGGTGCAGATTCAGGACAACGCAGTCCTGTTGCTCAGAATAAAAAATTAAAAGAAACCGATGAGCTATATAAATGGCTTACGATCGCTGGCATCAAATGAAAATAAACGAATTGATTTCAGATTTCAAAATCTTCATGACCATTGAAGAAGAACAGATCTTGCAAAAGTTAAAAAAACCTGTTAAACTAGCTAGTCTTAGCGAGCACGATCAATTCAAGATTCAGTATATGATTCGTAAAAGTCTTGTAACTAAGATTGGAATGGAAAACCCTACAGTAGTTGCAAATGAAAAATACCAAGACTAAAAAACCCAAAGAAAAGTTAATCAAAGACTTAGCACAACACTTTGAACAAGACTTAAAAAAATCACTGCCCATTAGTGTACAACCTAACGGCGGCATAGTGTACAAAGATTATTATATCAAAGAAAACAAGCTGGGTAACTGGGGGTTATATAATCGTCATACACACGATGAAGTAAACCAGTACTATCTAAAAACTTGTGCCCTAATGGCGGCCAAGTATTATGACATTGCCCATTTGGATAAATTCCATGAAGTTAAGCAGTTGGATACTCGTTACTGGGCTCACTTCTGCGATACACAAATTTACCGTAAAAACATTAAGACAGCAAAGGATTTTGACAGATACTTAATCCTTTTAAATAAATTAGAGCACACAGAATTTCTAGCGGAACATTACAAGGAAGAAATTTCCAAGATGTTTACGTGGAGTTTTGTATAAATACTAGAAGAAACAGCTTAGGGATACCACCATGCAATTAAGAGAACTATCGAAACCAATCACAGCTAAAACGCTGAATGAAAGCCTAGCAAAGAAGTTTGGCTATAAATTAAACTTAGAACAGTTCACTATGGAACAGTTAAGTGATGTGCAGAATAAACTTCGCACAAAAATGAGTCAGTTTGAACTTGGCGAGAGTTTCGACAGCGTGACTGAAAGCCCAGAATATCAAAAAACACGTCTAATGTTAGACTGTGTTAATCAGGCAATGTTAGAGCGTGAAGTAAGCGAAGGCTCCGATGAAACTCAAGAATACGATAAAAAAATGTCAGATAAAAAAGCCGATACTGTAAAGAAAGGCATGAAAAATAATCCATTCAAGAAGAAAGAAAAGCCAGTAGAAGAAAACTATGTTAATGCAACTTTCCGCGAAAGAGCACAGGCACTTTCAGTTCCAACTAGTTGGATTGACAACGCATTAAACAGAATTGATCTAGGTGAAAGTGATGCTAATGAATTAAAGGCAGAATTATTAACACGTTATGATCTAAGTGAATCACAAGCTAGCTATGTATTGCTAGAAGGCGAAGAAGACAAGGCCGAAGCCATTATGGCAACCAAGGATATGATCGATCGTATAACTGGCTGGTATGATGATGTTGCTCAAATGAAAGCTGAACAGCTTTTAGAACTATTAGACTCCATAGGAGACAATTTTGGCAGCGATGTCGCACAAAAATATGAACAAGCAGTTAAACCAGCTTTAGAAAGTGTAAGTCAAAGTTTAGAACAGGCACGTCGTGGTTTAAATCAAGGCTTTGCTCTAGTATCAGGCAAACAAGCAGACACAATGGGTTCAGATGCAGGTGGCGATATGCCTCCAATGCCAGGCGGTGAGGAAGGTGCTCCAGACATGGGCGGCGATATGCCTCCAATGCCAGGTGGCGAAGAAGGTGCTCCAGAAGCAGGCCCAATGCCAGGCAGTGACGAAGGACGTATGAAACGTGAAAGCATCGATTACAGTCGTCGTTTAGGTCAGTTGTTAGCCGCATCAAAAAAAAAATAATTAGTGAAACGTTAGATCCGTTACATCAAACGCTATCGGATCTAAAAGCCAACGCAGATCGCCAAGGCAATACAGAAACAATTAGTTGGGACGCCGTTAACGAAATTGGTCGAAAATACGGTGCTCCCCAACTAGACTATGCTAGATTCAAAGCTCGTTTTGAACCTACTAATCAACAAGATCCAGTAGCACAACAGGATAGTCAAACACTCCACACTCTAGTACATCGTTACGGTCCTGATGGGATTACACTTAACACAGCCACTATGGATCCAAAAGGTCATGAAGGCGGTGAAGGCGAAAGCGAAGTGAGTAAAATGGCAAACCGAGCTACTCAAAAAGCTATGAAAAATATGTAAGTTAGTGTATACTAGCTACATGACTTTACTCAAAGAAAGGTTTAACTACACACCTATCAATAGACAAAGTGTAGAAGGCAAACGTTTATATGCTCTCCCAGATGGAACTAAGGTTCCATCGGTTACTACTATATTAGACAAGACTAAATCGCAAGATAAGATCGACGCTCTTAATAATTGGAAAAAGAGAGTAGGCGAAAAAAAAGCTCAGGAAATTGTAACCGAAGCAAGTGGACGCGGTACTCGCATGCACAAGTTCCTAGAGGACTATGTTAAACAAGGTGTTATTAGTGCTCCAGGGTCTAACCCATACAGTAAACAAAGCCACGCAATGGCCGAAGTTGTTATTCGACAAGGATTGTGCAATGTAAATGAAATATGGGGAGTAGAAGTACCCTTATATTATCCAGGCTTGTATGCAGGTACAACAGACGGATGCGGGTTGCATTTAGATGACGAAAGCATTTTAGATTACAAACAAACTAACAAGCCTAAAAAAGAAGAGTGGATTGAAGACTATTACTTACAGCTAACAGCCTACGCATTAGCACATAATGAAGTCCATGGAACTAATATACGTAAAGGTGTTGTTTTAATGTGTGTTAGCCCTAAAGTTAATGAACAATTAGAAATGATAGATGTTCCTGTTTATCAGGAGTTTATATTAAAGCCCGAAGACTTCAGTTTTTGGGAGAAAAAGTGGTGGGATAGAGTAGAACTGTACTACAAACAGAACTGATAAATATCCTATATAGAGGATATTTAGATGGCCGTTTATCAAATTAGCCGCATACAGATACGTCGCGGTCAAGCAAATTCAGGAACCGGATTACCACAATTAGCTAGTGGTGAAATGGCTTGGGCCGTAGACACTCAAGAACTTTACATTGGTAGCGGAGCCGTTAGCGAAGGTGCTCCCGCAGTAAATAACATTAAGGTTATCACCCAGACAGATTTATCTCTCACTGGTAACATTCTAAGTACGATCCAATATATCTACAAATACACAAATTCTGGTATTAGTACTGGAATAACAGCCACCGCTCCAACATTACAAACATTAAGTAGTAAATTAGATTCTATAGTATCTACAAAAGATTTTGGTACTGCCGGTGACGATGCAACAGATGATACTGCGGCATTACAAAGAGCTATACTTCAATTATTTTTAAATGCCGCAGGTCCTGCTTCATCTACCAGTTCTAATCGCGTAGTACTTAATATCCCAGCAGGCACTTTTTATACTACTAGTACAATATACATTCCTAGCTATGCAACTATCATTGGTGCAGGCATGGATAAAACTATAATTGACTATCATCCTCCACAGATTACTATAACAGGTAGTATTGCATTTGGCGGGGCTTCGTTGACTACGACTTCAGCCAACTCTGCATACAATGGATATTTTATAACTGGCCCTGGCATTCCTAATGGTACAACCATTACTGGTGCTACAGCTGGTACAAGTTTTACTTTAAGCAATCAGTCAACTGCCGCAGAAACAAACGCATCATATATACTAACATATCCCGGACCAGCAGTTCAATTTGTTAATGATAGTAGCAGTATTGGTTCCTATGATCCACAAGTTTCACAAAGCATTACACAGTGCCGACAAGTTATTATGAAAGAATTAACGATTCAAACAGCAACAGGTAACAACACACTGATGCAGATGAACAGCGTTAAGGACAGCGTGTTTGAAAATATTAAACTAATCGGTGGATGGACTGGTAATACAACCAGCATTGGTATCAACATGACCGGAGTAACTAATCTAGTTACCTGTACACATAATATTTTTAGAAATATTGTGTTTACTGGACACAATTATTGTGTCTACGACAGTTCTTATGATATTTCTAATAATATATTTTCTAATTGTCATTTTACAAATTCCTTCCAAGGTATATCTCTAGGAGCCAGTTGGACTCAAACTGCGAATACTCCTAACGGTCCTTGCCAAACAGAAATAATCAACAGTAGATTTTATAATATTCGTCAGCAGGGTGTATACATTGGTGCAGGATCTGGAAATATGACTAGTGGTTGTATTTTTCAAAATGTAGGCTGTAATGGAGGTGGAAATGCTCTTGCACAATATCCACAAGTATATTATGCTTCATATGGTAATAGTTCATTTAATGACCAGTCTGATCGTTTTAATGACTTGGGCAATCCTAATCAAGGAACAGCACCATACGCACTTGTACCATATGTTCCTGAATTTAGTGGACATGTTCGATACACATCATTTGGTGTCAACAAGTTATATCTAGCACAAACTACCAGTGCTTATATTTCTATAATTAAATTACCATTTGCATTTCTAGCAACACCTACATACAACTATACCAGTGGAGCATTAAATGGTACATCTACTGGACCAACTGGTAGTATTGGTTATGCTATCGACTATATCTATAATAGTTTGACATCAAATTATACAAGACGTGGTACTATTAATATCACTGCCGATGCTGTAAACAAAACAGTGACCATGACTGATGAATATGATTTCACTGTGACAGGTAGTAGTAATTCAACTACATTAGACTTTGCTGTTGGCTTCGTAGACTATTCTGGTGCAACCACTACCAATACTCCTTGGACACTGGTATTGAGTTATCAAAATACTTTTGATTCAGGTAATTTGATTTTTTCATACACTTCTGTAAGCTAATCAAATAGATAGATCTTTCTAATAAATGCGTATATAATTACATTTGTTATCGAGATAACAGCATTTACACCTCCGCAACCTATTGACTTACAATATCTTTTGGGCGGATCGTCTCCATAATAAATACTGCCTAAGAGAAAAGTAACGGACAATGAGCAAAATAATAGTAACAAAAAGAGACGGAAGTAAAGAGCCACTAATGATTGAAAAGTGGCAAGCTCAAGTAGCGAAAGTCTGTAAAGGTATTGCTGATGTCAGTCAGTCAATGATTGAAATTAAAAGTCAGCCACACTTCTACGACGGCATTACTACTAATGAAATTGACAACATCACCTTACGAGCAATCGTAGATTTGATTGACGTAGAAAATAATCCAGATGTAGGACATACGAATTATCAGTACGTAGCAGGTAAACAACGTTTATCAATGTTGCGTAAAGATGTCTATGGTAATTATGAAGTTCCACATTTATATTCTATCGTAAAGCGAAACGTTGAAATCGGTTTGTACACTCCGGAATTATTAGAGTGGTATACCGAAGACGATTGGAATCGTATGAACGATATGCTCGACCATGAAAAAGACGAGCAGTATGGATATGCCGCTATCGAACAGTTGATTGAAAAATATCTAGTACGTAATCGTGCAACAAAAGAAATTTATGAAACACCACAAATTAGATATATTATCGCGGCGGCTACTGTCTTTCACAAAGAAGAGCCAAACAATGCAAGAATGCGTTACATAAAGGAATACTACAATGCGGCTAGTGATGGTTTGTTTACTTTGGCTACTCCTGTGCTCGCTGGTCTCGGCACTCCCACTAAACAGTTTAGCAGTTGTGTGCTTATCCGCTCAGACGACGATCTTGACTCAATTTTTGCTTCAGGCGAAATGATGGCCAAGTATGCCAGTAAACGTGCGGGGATTGGATTGGAAATCGGTCGACTACGCCCATTGGGCTCCCCAATTCGCGGTGGCGAAATCATGCATACTGGTATGATACCATTCCTCAAAAAGTGGTTTGGTGATTTACGTAGTTGTTCACAAGGAGGCATTCGAAATGCAAGTGCTACAGTCTTTTATCCCATTTGGCATCATCAGTTTGATGATCTTATTGTGCTTAAAAATAATCAAGGAACGGAAGAAACTCGTGTCCGCCATATGGACTATGGAGTTGTACTTTCTAAATTCTTTTGGCGCCGCTTTAAGAATAAGGAAATGATTACATTCTTCGATCCCAATGAAGTTCCAGACTTGTACGAGGCTTTCTACAAGAATACTGCCTTGTTTGAAGAACTATATATTAAGTATGAGAAACGTAAAGACTTGCGTAAAAAAACAATGAGTGCTGAAGAGGTATTCAAGAGTGGTATATTAAAAGAACGTACTGATACAGGACGGATCTACTTGGTGTTTATTGATAACGTGCAGAACCAGGGTCCGTTTGATCCTGAGTATCATACCATCTATCAAAGTAATTTATGTTGTGAAATCCTATTACCTACTAAATCTTTTAAACGTCTTGATGACGTGGATGGTCGAATTGCTTTGTGTACTCTTGGTAGTATCAACTGGGGAGCTTTCCGTAATCCAGAAGACATGCGTCGTGCTTGTCGTATTCTACAACGCAGTCTATGTAACATTTTAGACTATCAAGACTTTTTATCAATTCAGAGTAAATTAAGTAACGATGAGATACAGCCATTGGGAATTGGTGTTACTAACCTTGCCTACTGGCATGCCAAACGTGGATTGAAGTATGGAGAGAAAGATGCTCTACAAGATGTTAAAAGTTGGATGGAGCATCAAGCCTATTACTTGACAGAAGCCACTGTTGAGTTGGCTAAAGAACGTGGTGCTTGTACACACAGTGATAAAACACGTTATGGTCAAGGCATATTCCCTTGGGAATTACGAGCAGAGGGTGCTAATGAACTAGCAAATTTTACTCCAGAACTTGATTGGGAAACCCTACGAGTTAATATGAAACAGTATGGTGTTCGCAATGCAACCTTAATGGCCATTGCCCCAGTCGAAAGCAGTAGTGTTGTTATAAACAGCACTAATGGAATTGAGTTACCCATGAGTTTGATCAGTACTAAAGAATCAAAAGCAGGATCGTTTACACAAGTGGTTCCTGAATATCATAAACTTAAAAACAAGTATCAAATGATGTGGGAACAAAAAGATTGTGATGGCTATTTGAAGACAGCGGCTGTACTAGCGGCCTATGTAGATCAATCAATTAGCACAAACACTTTCTACAATCCTGCACACTTTGCGGATCGTAAAGTTCCTACTACATTAATTGCTAAGAATCTAATGCAAGCTCAAGCGTGGGGATTGAAAACTTTCTACTATAGTTTGATCAACAAAGCAGGTAGCAAAGCTGTAGACGAAGTAGTTGCAGTTGCACAAACTTATGTTGAACAAGAACTAGAAGATGATTGCGAGGCATGTAAACTATAATGTTAGAAACTATCTGTAACGTATTGCAAGAAGCCTATAAACGAAATTGGATCACCAGTCGCGATGGTAATGTAAGCATACGACATCACGGTCGTGACCATTTTTATATCACCCCAAGTGGTGTGCGTAAGCAAACACTACAACCAGACCAATTTAAGAAAATACAAATTGGCAAGTGGGATAACGGCTTTGGTTCAAACAGCTACAATTGGCAAGAGATTGAATACACTGATATCAGCTCGGCTCTCAAACCTAGTGGAGAAATTCCTCTACACTTTGGTCTACAAAAAGAAATGGGACAACATAGTAATAATGTTAGAGTTATTGTTCATGTGCATCCTACCTACTGTATTGCCGCAATGCACGCCGGGATCGATCTTAGTACTATTAGCGATGCATTTCCAGAACTTAGTCGTTATACTAAGGTAGCACCTAATGTACCTGATGTTCCTCCTATCAGTCAAGAACTTGCTGATCAATGTTTTGACAAATTAGGGTTAGATGGACAAGGCAATATAAAATATGATATCGTAGGGATTAAAGGTCATGGAGTAGTTGCTATTGATACTAGCCCATGGCGTGCCTACGAGCATATTGAACGATTAGAACATATTTGCAAGATAGTGCTTGCATCAGGGAAATATCAATGAGCAAAGAACAATATAATTTAAAAACAAAAACAGACTATTTGAGTCGTAAAATGTTTCTGGATCCAGCAGGCCCAGTTACTATTCAACGATTCGAAGAAGTTAAATACAAGAAGATTGCAGACTTTGAAGCGACAGCCCGAGGCTTCTTCTGGCAACCTGAAGAGATTAGTCTTACCAAAGACGCAAATGACTTTAAGGACGCAAGCGATGCAGTTAAACATATCTTTACCTCAAATCTATTACGCCAAACAGCACTTGATAGTCTTCAAGGTCGAGGGCCCACACAAGTTTTTACTCCAGTGTGTTCCTTGCCCGAAGTTGAAGCTCTCATGTACAACTGGGGTTTCTTTGAAACCAACATCCACAGCAAGAGCTACAGTCACATAATCCGTAACATCTATAATGTGCCCAAAGATGTGTTCAACACTATCCATGATACAGAAGAGATTGTAAGCATGGCATCCAGTGTAGGCAACTACTATGATGCTCTACACGTTATCAACTGCCGTAAAGAATCCGGAGAAAAGATCAATGAACAAACACATATCAAGGCCATTTGGTTGGCTCTTAATGCTAGTTACGCCCTCGAAGCCTTCCGATTCATGGTGTCATTTGCTACTTCTCTCGCTATGGTAGAAAACAAGATATTTATTGGTAACGGCAACATTATCAGTTTGATTCTACAGGACGAATTGCTACACAAAGGTTGGACAGCCTATTTGATCAATCAAGTGGTCAAAGAAGATTCAAGATTTGCTGAAGCTAAACTGGAATGTGAAGCTGAAGTTTATAACTTATACCTGGACGTTATACGTGAAGAAAAACAATGGGCAGACTATTTGTTTAGTAAAGGCCCAGTGATTGGACTTAACGCAAACATTCTAAAAGACTTTGTGGATTACACAGCAGTTTCAGCATTGAAAGATATTGGTATCAAATATCAACAAGCCGCACCAAGAACTACACCAATTCCTTGGTTCAATAAACATGTCAACACAAGCAGTAAACAAACTGCATTACAAGAATCAGAATCAACCAATTATGTAATTGGAGTCATGTCAGAAGGCATTGACTATGATGCCTTGCCTGCATTATAATAGTAAAAAGGAAAGAAATATGTCAAAAGCGATAGTATGGAGCAAAAACGCCTGCCCATTTTGTGATCAAGCTAAAAACTTGCTCAAAATGAAAGGCATAGAATTTGAAGAAAGAAATATCAACAAAGATTATACACGTGAACAGTTACTAGAAGCAGTACCCAATGCCAGAACTGTTCCACAAATATTTTTAGACGATAAATTAATAGGCGGGTTCACAGAACTCAAGAAACATTTCGAAAAGGTCTAATATGTTAATCAATAAAGGTATCGCACAAGGAGAAGTTGTAACAATCAAAACCACAGCAGGTGAAGAGATTGTTGCCAAACTAATAGAAGACGGTCCGTTAGGTGTTAAAGTTAGCAAGCCTTTGTGCTTGACAGCAACTAAAGATGGAATTGGTCTAGTACCATTTTTATTCACTACAGATCCAGATGCAGAAATCACCATCAATAAAAATAGTATAATGGTATTAGCTCCAACAATCAAGGACGCCGCAGATCGTTATACAGAACAAACAACCGGCATTAAATTAGCTTAAGGAGAATACATGTCAAAATATCAAGAATTCACAGCATTAGTAGAAGCAATGGAAGGCGACTTTGAAAAGTTCTACGACAAAGGTGTAAACGCCGCAGGCACTCGTGTTCGTAAGCACTTGCAAGAGTTAGCCAAACTATGTAAAGATACACGTAACGATGTAACAGCAGTTAAGAATGCTCGTAAAGAAGCCAAATAATAAATGACGCTTAACGTTGTATCACTTCCTGCAACTACTACTATAGACTTAAACAAAGCCTTCACAATGCAAGGCATGTTTGACACAGTCTATGGTAGTTTGCCTAACGATCCAAAATATACTGTAACAGGTATCAGTTTTGAGTTTTTAGGTATGAGTTGTAAATCGTCAGGGGTGTTTGATACATACGCTGATATCAAAGAAGCAATTTCTCGTCTTTATAACTACTGCATGAAAAGTTATTTAGAACCTATTTGGAAATTATTAAATGCATTGCTCAAAGCATTAGAAGCAGTTGTTGGCAGTTTATTAAATGTTGATTTATCATTGCCAGTTTTAAATTTAACAGTGAGTGATTTGTTTAGTGATGATTTATATGAAAAGTTAATAGTATCTGTTACAAATTTATATAACACAGCTATAGACGATCTAAAACATCTTTTAAATTTATTGGGCATACCATTTCAACCATTTAGTGGAGTTGATTCTCCTCCTGTTGATATTCCTACTATTTGTAAAAATATTCTAGTGAGTCTGTGGGGTTCTTTAATTCAAAAAATAAAAAGTATTCTGGATGCAATCAAACTAGGCCTGACAGCGTATGATTATATTACAGAACAACCTAGTCCTCCATTTACTTGGTCTACTATTTGGAATTCTGCTGTCAACGCAATATTAGAAGAAGTATTGTTTTTGTTTGAAACTGGTGGTCCAACAGTCCAGGAAATATTGGATGCCCTAATTGCGGCATGTAAAGCGGCTTTAAATAAAACAGTTGTAACCGCAGAGGATCTTATTAACTATGTTAAAAATTTTAGATTGCCTATAATAGGAAAACCATTTGATTGGCTGTTTCCGTTGAATCCACATGTAGATTTTCCTTGGAAAGATATTAACCAGCTATTAGCTGATATGAAATTATTCATTGCTAATTTTTTAGCAGGAATTTTAGCAGAATTTATAAAAGCAATCGATGCTATTCTTAGTTTATTTGGATTAAGCCTTGCAATTCCTGTGCTTAGAATAAGTTACTCAGTTTGTGCAACTATCAATGAAGGACAATAAAATGAAAAAAATTATCATAGCGTTATTTTTATTTGCAGTTGTAGGAACAGCAAATGCTCAGTGGCATCACGGCGGAGGACATTATGTTTATCGTCCAGGATATGGATGGGTAGTACCTAGTGTTATAGGAGGCGTTATTGGATATGAACTAGCTCGTCCTAGACAGCCTGATGTAGTTATAGTTCAACCACAGCCTGTTTATCCTCCTCCAGCCGCTCCAACATATCCACAGCCAGCAGGTTATCATTGGGAAGCTATTTTAGATGCCAGTTGTAATTGTTACAGAACAGTATTGGTACCCAACTAATGAAGTTTTATGAAAAAGCCATGCGTAGTTTGGGCAAAGTGGTTACCTGGAGAATTCTAGTAACAATTACTAATTTCTTTGGCGGATGGCTTGCCAGTGGAAATCCTTGGGTCGGACTGGGCGTTGTTAGTTTTGCTCTAGTAGTTAATAGTGTATTGTATTATTTCCACGAAAGAGCGTGGAATCTTATAGATACAGGGAGACAAGTAAATGACCCAAGCCTTTCTCAATGAATACATACTTGAAATAAACGAATTTCCAGTTAAAGGCCCGTTGAACAACTTATTTTCAATAAAAGACTATTTCTTTTATAATTCAAATGTAAAAGAATACGGGCATAGAAGTTTGCTAATACCAGTTTCTAAGTTGATAAATAATGATAAGCTACCTAGCGAAGAAGTTATTAGAGAACTCATAGCTAAAAAAGCACATGTAATAAAGCGTGTAGTTGACGCTAGAACACAATCGGAAACTTGGAGTTTTAAATATGAATAAAAAGCACGTAAAATGGGTATTAGCACATGAACCAATTGAATTGTTTCTTCGTGCCGCTAAAGTATTTGCCGCAGAAGTAAATGCTCGTGCTCCTGAGCAACTAGACATCGAAGTTATGACTATGAGCGAATACTCAGAGAAATATAATAACGGTGTAGTAGTTGATAAACATAGTCTAGTAGATTTATTAGATAGCGGTGCTATCGAAATGAGTCAGACATACACAATTACACTAGGTAAAATCAACAAAGATTTCTTTGCATTAGATTTGCCATTCTTATTTAAAGACCACGACCATGCTAGTCGTGTGTTCGAAGGTGCAGTTGGTAAACAGTTGTTAGACAGTTTGCAAGAATCTAAAAAGATTAAAGGTCTAGCATTTACATATTCAGGTGGTTTCCGTATTATCCCAGGAAACGAAGCAGTTAGTCGAATTGAAGACTTACGTGGTGTTAAGCTACGTACAAGTTTCAGTCCAGTTGCTATCGAAACATTCAAGACATTAGGTGCTGATGTAGTTCCAATGGAATTGGAAGAACTTACTGAAAATTTAGGTAAGGCTAACGTTACCATCGGGGAAAGTACTTATCCACGTATCTATGCATTGAATCAAGCTAAAGTAAGCAACTATATTAATCATACAGAACACAGTTTGTTTCTAACAAGCATTCTAGTTGGTACTGACTTCTGGAATACACTAACCCCAGAATTACAAACAATCGTAAGTGAATCAGCACAAGTTGCCGCACGTTACGAACGTACTATCAGTATCGATGATGTAATTCAAACACAACTCCGTGCCGAAGCAGATGGTATCGAAGTTATTCGTATGTCGTCTGAAGAACAACAACGTTTCGCAGATGCTACACAAATTGTTTATACAAAGTTTGCTGACTATTTTACTTCTGGATTAGTAGATCAAATTAAAACACAATAAGGATATAGATGATACTGTATTATAATGTACATGCCGTCTCTACTATCTTAAAAAAGTGTCCTAGCGATTTAGAAATTTTCTTTTCCTACGACAAAACTGATGAACTAATCGATAACTACGAACGATTTGGTTTAAATAGACACAACGTAATCTATGACAGAACTGGAGCTCTTCCTCATTATTTAAAAATGAGTAAAGGGCTTCATCCTATCCCACCAAGACAGCCCAATTACAATCGTAGTTTTTTTGAAGTAGCAGAACAACGTGCTAAAGAATTAATAGATTTAGATGTACCAATCAATGTCATGTGGAGTGGCGGCATTGACAGTACATTTATATTATTCATGTTACAAAAATATGCCAAAGATGCAGATCAAGTTAGAGTCTACGGAACATACAATAGCGTTATAGAATCAGGCGATTTGTTTGATCGTAGGATTAGTAAAGAATTTAAATATAATATCAAAGTAGCCGCACGAAACGAATATAATTTTAAAGAATTCGACGGTGTGTATGTCAGCGGCATGTGCGGTAATCAATTATTTGGACCCACTGATGATTTCTTTGCCAATGGCAATACTGCCATGTTCCATCATACATTGGGGACTGCGGAAACTATCTACGAAGATTACAAGACCAATATCAATCCAGAATTATTAGAATTTTTAGATCCTGTTATTAAATCTAGCCCACGTCCAATAGAAACTGTAGCAGATTTACGATGGCTTTGTATTTTTAATTTGGATTGGTACACAGCTTTGTACGAACATCGTACACAGTTGACAAAAGAAGTTGCTGAAAATATACTAGGATTTTTCAGCACAGATGATTTTCAAACTTGGGCAGTTAGTACAAATGAACCTTTTACCCTAGTTAAAGGCGATCCAAACACACATCGTTGGCAGATGCGTAGTATATTGTCTGATGTTTTCGGTGAAACTCATTATGCTAAACACAAGCAAAAACAAATAAGTAGTTTTAGTGCGATAGATCCATACTGGATGTTCATGTTGGAAAACTATCATAACACTTATTTAAAAACCTTACCCTAAGGAAAGTATATGGCATATTCGGACAAAGTTATTGATCATTATGAAAATCCACGCAATGTAGGATCGTTTGATAAGAATGATCCTACTGTTGGTACAGGCATGGTTGGAGCACCGGCCTGTGGTGATGTCATGAAATTACAAATAAAGGTAGATGAAGATGGTATTATTAGAGATGCTCGTTTCAAGACATATGGATGCGGTTCAGCAATCGCCAGTTCGTCGTTGGTTACAGAGTGGGTTAAGGGTATGCATATTGATGATGCTGTTAACCTTAAAAATTCCCAAATTGCCGAAGAACTAGCATTACCCCCAGTAAAGATACATTGTTCAATTCTAGCAGAGGACGCTATCAAAGCGGCTATTAATGATTATCGTAACAGACACAGCCAAGGCTAAAATTAAACAAAATCTTGCCAAACGCGGTAAAGGCGTTGGCATTCGCATAGGCGTAAGAACTACCGGTTGCTCGGGCCTGGCCTACGTGCTAGAATATGTGGATAAGTATGACGGCGAAGAAGGTGTTATAAATTATGCCCAAAATGACTTTTGTGTACTGGTAAGTCTAAAAGATGATCCGTACTTGAATGGGCTTACAATGGATTGGGTCCGCAATGGACTCAATGAAGGATTTGATTTTGTCAATCCAAATGAGCGTGACCGTTGCGGTTGCGGTGAAAGTTTTCGTGTTTGACATTTACCAAAATTGACAGTATAATATTAATATTGTTATAACTTTTGGAGAATAATTTGAGTATGCATTTAGAAGGTCCGTGGCTCAGTACCACCGGCAAAAAGAAAGGCAAAAAGAAATTCGCTTCAGCAGAGGCAAAAAGAAAGGCAGAACAGTTGGAAGAAAGTTGGAAAGAATTGCTCAAACGGCAAGGCCTTGAGCTAGAAGAAAAAAAACGTCGTCGTGCGTTGACATCTGAAAGTTTGAGCTCTACTGGTTACAGTTTAAGTATTCCATCCGGTAGAAACACTACAGACCATATTAAAAGTTTGAATAGTGGACTAGGTGTTGCAACATTGTCACCTTCCAAAATTTACACTGGTGACAAGGTAAAAGGCATTGCCACCATGCATAAAAGCAATGCAGTACCGATTTTTAGTGATGAGCAGGCAGTCGATATCGCTCGTATGAGGCGTTAAAGCATGGTCGCTCATAATAATAGTATATTACCTGGTCACTC